GTGGTTGTCGTCAAATGTCAAGCAAGTATTTGTCTGGCCCCCTTGCTTGGAGGTGAGGATGAGTTAAGAGGAAAGAGAAGTGATTGGCCGTAGCCTCCCTGGATAAGTCCCCAGGCGCTGGTGTTGGACACCATCCCTCAGCACAACCTGTTTAAGGCGGCTTGGCTTTGAGTGTCATCAACTCACGAAGCAATTGTTGGGTTTCCTCTATCCTCTGTTCTAAATTATGAGTGGGCGATGATGGCATACTCCAGCCACCATCAGTCTTACTCTCATCCCCACTTCCATCAGCTCGAGCAGCTTGAGACACAATTTGCACACCTGTGCCCTGCTGCCGAGACATAGCCACTTCTTTAGGTGGCAATCCAAAGTGCTCGGGTTTGGCGGTAATAATCTTGGTTATGTAATTACTCCTACTAATACGGAGTGCATCTTTACCTCGTGTTCCACTGCTGGATAACTTACGAATACTTGCAAAAATACCGAGAATCTTACCGGCAATATTAGCCGTCGACACCAACACATCAAGCCACCCAAAACCACTCCCGGCACTGGCATTACCAGTTTCCACTGTAGAAACACTGTATGGGGTGATATAAGTAGCTGTTGCGCCTGCATCCTCAGGCACAAAAACAGTTGTTGATGCCTGTTGGCCAAAATTGGTGTTTGTGACCCCAGTGAAAGTTCCAGGAGCACGGGTAGGGTTTAAACCAATATTCCAGTCCCCAAGCACACTTTGAGTATCATAATTAAACGTTAATCCCGAAGCTGTTTGAGTTGTGTCAGTTATTACATCAACATTTAGCTCATATGCTCCGGGTTTTAATGCAATTCCCTTGGTGGTTGAGCCGATACCAGCGGTGGGATTGTGAAAGGCATATTTATCTTCTTCTGCATCCGCATACAAATACTTGATGCCACTGGTTGCTCCCATAACAAAATCAGACAGCACGCCAAAGGTTGTCCCAAGGGTTGAGGCTGTTACAGGTGTGATTGGAACAGCTGCTACATTTATCTCGGTACTGTCATCATTGAAACTTGTGGGAATTGAAAATTCAACATCATAATGGATCTCCAACATACCATAATCATAACTGTTTCCCGACCCAATCGGATTACAAGCAGTAGTTGTTATTAAATACACCTTACCGAAATCTGACCATCTTGTTGATTCCCCAGAAACAGTGGCTACCAGTACATCATTGGTTTTCTTACAACTTGGTCTTCGAGCAGTGATAGTGTCAAAAGCCCTGCCAGTTTTGCAACCACTTTGACCCAACACAGCCTGGATCAAGGGAACACCACCAGGTGTGTTGTCCAAAGCAACATCCGGATCGGAAACAATGCACAACGCCAATGAACCACCAATGTTTGTTGGCAAATTTGATTTATATGTCACGGACATAGAATGAACTCTCATTTCAGTATACAACGAGCCCAGCTTTCTAGTCCATGGCCCAAAGGACTTGAGATTTAACGAACGCGAAGCGAGAACCGTGCCTGCTGTGGCATTGACATATTGTACCTCACCCAAGAAGTCAACACCAAATCTTTCTCTATGAGTCTTCTTTGGTCCACTGGCTCTCGTCTGCATGTCGTTGGTGAAATTGACTTTGTACAAGTCCTTATCTTTATTTTTATTCTTGTTTCCTTTGCCCTGTTTCTTGGGTTTGCCAACTCTGGATGACGACCGTGAACGTGATCTCGACCTACTCCTACTTGGTGTTCTTGATCTGCTCCTTGATACATCCTTCAGAATCGAAGTAATGCGCACCTTTTTCTTGTTGGAACCAATCTTCTTGGCCTCCTTAGAAGACATATTGCCATTTAGGGAATGCTGTAATTTGTTTCTCTCTTTATTGGAAATTGCCCAAATGGCACAAACGTACAACAACCCCAAGATGACGAACCAACAAATGTGTACACTGTCAGGACCAGGATTAGGTTCAACACCATACCTTGTCAAATCCCGTGGTCTCTCCCAATCTTGTGTCCACAATCTTGAAGAAACATTACCAAAACATGAATACGAGCCCCACAAAGAATCTTTATCATAACACCAGGACACTCCCTGTGTGTCTCGATCCATAGCAAGAAGTGCCAGTGGTGAGACCAGATCGTCACCCAATTTTAATTTGGACAAAGATTCTTCAAACATTTTTTGTCTACCTGTATCCCAATCATAAACATCCATCAAAGCTGCCCAAGTTCCAGAGGTAGTCTCATGTTTTGTGTAAACCATTTTCCACTCCTCCAATTTTCCAAAGTAAGGGGCATACCCTTCGGTTAACTCCAAAAGGCGCCTCAAATAGGCTCGTAGGGGTGGCACACAATAACATGCGTTCCATAAACCCAGAGCACAACCCCTCACAATTGCCAACGGATTGATGTTATTGGGTGGACTAATAAAATAGCCGAGTTTAGCTATCACTCGACCAAATTTTGGGGCCATTGTCCAACCACTACTGGTGGGATAAAACCTGTTTGAACAATACTCAGCAAACTGTAGTGCAACACGATAAATGGCTTTGGAAACAAACCCCAACTTGATCATATATGCTTTGAAGTTGATGGGAGCACCATCATGAACCATAATGTCATCATCACCACAACCAACAATTAACACCAAAGTCAATGCCAATCGAGTTGAGATCTCCCTTTCAACAATGAAGATAAACAAATGCATACATATATTCCAGATCGTATTAAACAAAGATGTTCCCGACACTCCCGATCTACGTGAAACCACTCCACCATATTTAACCCCATGAGCAGTCAAGCCACGTGTTGGAATCATCGCTCTCGTCAAATCGATCACGGCCCTACCAGCATGGAGTTTTTTAAGCATCCACACCTCAAGATCAAGCAAAGGACGGCTAACACTACCATCAAACCCTTCAACATCATCTTCAGCAATGAGCCCAGGGAACCGAGCAATTCGCGTCGCCAAAGCATCAGCTGGGATACCACTGGAAAAAATGAGGGGGAATGAAACTCCCCAAATTTCTTTGACCTGCTGTTGTAGACCAATGATCGTTGGTGCTTGCAAAATGGTGGCATGCTCATCGCAACCCGATATGTTTCTGGGTGGTCTCTCTTTCTCCCCACACAAACCAGATTGCAGCATGTTTTCAGTTTTGACAAAGGCTTTGGCTTTAGACCATTTTTTCAACTGCTGCGGAGATAGCACGGTGTCACAATCAATCCCATCTTCTTCGAGCTCAACCAGAGCAGCTAACAATCTTGCCTTCATGGAGGGTGTAGCATTGGATTTTTCAATATAATCCCTTGGCTTCATGGCATGAACAGTATGTAAATTTGGAAAAAGCAGGTGGAAATTGCATTTGAACCACTTGCAAAATCTTCTCATGAAAACGGGGTCGGGATCAGTCTTAGATGATGTGACACGACCCTTAATTGTTGCCAATTCATTTTCACGACAGGAATTATAATACACAGGTCTAAACGGCCCCGATCCAAAGCCGAATTTCCGTTGCGATGGAGTGAGCTTTTCATGGTCAGCACCCCACCACTTCCTGTCTACTACATAACTGTCATCCTGTTGATTTGGTGGTGACACGGGTGATATTTTTGGGGGATACCCAACCCCAAATTCTGCCCCCACAGACCCAACATCCCATTTGTTTGGTAGAACCACATGATTCTTGGGCCACCAACTGTGTTCACCAACACGAAACATCGTCAACACTGGTCCTGGATTTTTCTCAACATCTCCACAAACTGTCAAATCTCTCTTTGGTGAAGCATAAGAAATGCCCAAAACCACTGGGCCATCCTCAGGTGTGTAATCGAGACCATATGCAGACAAATCGACCTCAGATTGATTGACACAACTTACCCGTATCCCACGCTGACCGACAGGGAGATCACAAACAAGCTCGTCCTTATGGCAAAATCTGCCTCCGACCATGGCAATGTTGCAATCCTTGGTTAATGGTTTAATGTCTCGTAATAGTTGCTCAAACGTGCACGTGCTGTCAACACTAACCCCAATTGCTAAATGTTTGTAGTATACCTGAAAATCGCGCGTTTTCTCTTCCCTTTCCTTGATTTCGACTGGTTGCTTGGGCCCTTTCAAAATTCTTGTTCTGACAACACATCCACCATCAACTGCTTCAATTTTGACATCAACCAACGGTTTAACCCGACCGAACTCAACAACACTAGGCTCAACTAATTGATTCATGGGTAAGACAACAGGGGCTTGTTCATCAACGACAGGCGGTTGTACGGGGGGCAAAATCACAGGTGAGGAAACAATTGGTTGTGTGGGCATGAGCAGTTTCACTGGAATGCACCCACCCATCAACCTGTAATTTTGCAAACAAGCATCATCCCCAAGTGGACCACCAGGTAAATAATCATATGACTTGGCACGCGGATCACGCAAGGTTGAATTAGAAAGATTTTCAATACTGGTTGGTACTTTTGGGTCGAATGGATTGTAGTGGGATAATGCACCCCAAGCCTTCCTCAACCAAGACCATGACACAGGAGGTGTTCGAGCCATGTGATCCCCAGTTGTAATGAATGGTAGTGTTGCTTCATATTCGGGCAATACAGAGGACTTAACCAATCCAACACAAATGAGGGCCCCAACACACAAAATTGGAACAACAACAGAATGGGCCAGCAACCCCACCGCTGCACCTGCTACACAAGCTGCCGTTGCCCATCTTCTTGGACGAATGCCTTTGTTTTGGATTAAAGCACTACATTGTTGCATCTCAAGCCACCATCTCATGAAAGCGATCACCGGAGCATAGAGAACCGTGTCTCGCTCTACATCGGATGGAATGTCACACACGGAAACCAAAGTACGGCAACGAGTCACCAAAGCCAGAAAAACCTCCCAAGTATGTTCCCTGAAAAATAAATCACGGCTCAATTCATCAACAATTGTGGTGGGCAGGGTAACAATGCGAAAGCGATCTCTAACATACCAGCCCAACTTCTCCTGGACAAAATCAGCTCCAGTGACCCCTCCAATTTTGATCCCCGAAAAGGTTGCTACTTCAACATAGTAACGATCCAAGATGGGACGAAACTTTCGGTTTTCATTGTTGTACAAAATAGTTGATGTATCGGTCAAACGCTGGAAAGTTTGATAATCCTCATCAGGTGGCTCGACAGGAGGCGGTTCGGGCGGATCAGCTAATTTCTTCTTCAAATCTGCTACATCCCTCAAGACAGTGTTATATTCATCACCAAACCTCTTTGATATTACTTTGGACGCCAAACACTCATGCATGATCGATTTTCCACCTTCTCTCTTATCACTGGAACCCTTGGAATTTTGTCCAGTGCCCTGGCCGCCTAGTTTCTGAGATGAATTGCGCTGTACTGATCCTCCATGATAAAAGGCACACGCATCACCATCCCTACAAGATCCAGTTTGCTTGAAGAAACGGCACTGCAACTCCTGTTTCATCTTCTTGGGTCCAGGATTTGGCTCAATTCCTTGTTCCGTCAAATCTGTCGGTGGATCTGGTTGAGGTGACGGTGTGGTGGGTGGTGTGTGTGAATATTGCTCAATGATGACGCTAGAGAAGGAATCATTCAAACAATTATCATTTTCACTCTCGGAGGAAAAGGCTAGTGGATCAAACCCAACTGAGCATGCAGCAAAAAAGGCCGTGATATCATTCAGCTTGACAATCCCAGTTGGATGAAACCCTGTATCAACGATCTTCTTAAATTCCATAGCTGTGATGACTAAATTTGTTTGCACGTGATCTGAATAATAAACCACTTTGTTGTTTTTGCGATTGATGATAGTGCACAAATCTCCTGTCGCACCAACCCCAAACACAACCGGTTGTCTCAAGGAATTGACGACTGCCGTTCGACCAAAGGTGGACACTAATTTGTTAAACAACGCAGTTGCCTGAGCGCTGCCAGGTCCAGGGTTTGGTTCGATTCCGTACCTTGTCAAATCAACCTTAAACTGAGTTGCACACGAATCGCAATCGGCAACAAAACTAAGTGAACGAGGGTACAAACAATTGAAGGTGAAACATGCAGGGCATTTGGCATAATAACAAGCTCGACCACTCGAATCACGTTTTTTATCCCGAAAAATCTCGAGGGCAGTTGATACGTCTTTAATGACCGATGTGGCTGCTGCTGTTGGCTGAGTGGAGTGAGACTGAACCGCAGACGACGATTGAAATGGTGACCAATCGAAGAGACTGGGTGCAGTGGGACGTGGGGGTGAAATGACACTTTGTGGTTGTTTTTTGACAGTGATACCCATACTACTCATTCCCTTAATTGCTTCCTCAAGCTCTTTGCTCTCGTCTGTGACAACATCAGGGCGGAGTCGATTCAGAAGCGACTGCGCATTGGCAATCGCTCGAGACTTAGAGTCTCCGGGTGTGCACCTGAACGTGCGCCCGTTGAATCTGACCACTGCTTGGAAAATTGGTCTGTGATCAGAGCCCCCAACTCTGATTGCTTCTTCAATAATGGGGTAATCACCACTTCCGGTGTTCGAGGGATTGTGCGTGGAGGAAGCCAAGGCTTGTTCACTTTGAAGCCCGTAAGATGGGCGATTTGAAACTTCTCGTGACATTTTTGTTGCTAGCATTCTTGAATCAATGGGTTAATGCCATAATCGCAGGGGTAGACAAAGCTGACCTATACCAAGTGTCACCAAAGTGGTAACTAGGGTCGGTTCTTACGCATGCCATCACCCGTGGCCCTGATTCCAAGTTTCCGATAACAAACTCCCCGCCTTCCAGGTGCATAGCCGTCTAGGCTTTACAATCTTTCGAAAGACTTGTTGAGCACGCGACCGCACACAACAAGTAGCACGTGGTGCAGGGACCAACCGACCTGGGAAACGTGGTCAAGCTGGGTCCTTATGCCCGGTAGCGATGTGGAAATCGGCCCTCTTGTGAGGTTTAGGTTCGACCTTGCCATAACATTCAAGACTAAACTACCGCGAGGTGGCACAGGATGAGGCATTGTGTGATAACGAACCAGTGGCGCCACTGGCAGCACAGACAAACAAACAACACACAATGACGGTGCACATACACGCTGAGGGTCTGGTAACCTCGTGTCCCCGTTGAGCCGGGGCCCTTCCAGTGTCCTAAAGCAATAACCAATTGCACAAATAGTCGG